TATCTGGGCGGTATTAACTTGACTGGTCCAATGCTATTTAATAATGTTGCCTACTATCAAGCTAATAACCTACAACAGGTTCAAAGCACTTTAGTTAGACCTTGGCTAAAAGTTAAGACTGATGGTATAACTAACTTTAATTGGCAATTTTGGATAAACAACTTTACATGGCAGGGCGTTTTGGTAATTGGCACTTCTAACCTATATGGTGTAAGTCCAGATACTGTTTATAAAACCTATTTAGGAACTAATAAGATTATTATTGATGATTCAGAAGGAATGATTTTTGATGCAGATAAGCTAAAAATATACGCAGATACATCTTGGCAGACATCTGTCAGTATACCTGTCTAATATGCTATACTTGTGGTTATGGATAATGAAATTCTTAAGAAAGTTAGCAACGTTCGACGCAAAGTAATTGAAAAAGATTACAATTGGGGTCTTTACGTATACAAAAAGTCTAATGGCAATTGGTTTACAGATGGAGAAGGTAGCGTCTTAAATATAGAATCAATGCGTGGAGATATCTCACAAATTTCAAAATTAAAAAAAGTCGCCATGCATTATGGTGATGATGGTGAAGGAACCTGTGTTTTTGTTCCAGGTCTTACAAGAATTAGTGAAGAAGAGCATTCAGAACAACTAGACAGAATGAAAAATGGCCTAATTCCTTCTATGAATGATCATGGAGCTTGGGTTGCAGCACGACAAACTTATGATAAGTATGGTAGCGATGAATAATGAATATGTAAGTGTTGGACTTAACACTCAAGAAAAAGATGAAAACATTTTTGCTTCTCAGGATCCGTTTAATAAATCTTGGGAAAACTTAAAAGACTACTCAGGTCTTAATCAAAACTTTCGCAGAAAAACTGCACGGAATGTAACAAAAGCAATTAACACTGCAACCAATGCATATTTAGATTCAGCTAATGCAACACCTTCTGGAGTAGATGCTTCATCAAAAGCTATTAATCCTGGAACTGTATATCGTAATGGATATGGATTGTTTGATGTAATAACACCACCATATAACATGTATGAGCTTGCTAACTTTTATGATACATCTTTTGCTAATCATGCTGCTATTGATGCAAAGGTAGAAAATGTTGTTGGTCTTGGATATTCATTTGAAGTAGCAGATAGAACAATGCTTAGGTTTGAAATGAATGATGATCAAGGAGCAGTTGATCGTGCTCGTCGCAGAATTGAAAGAATGAAGCTTGAACTTAAGGACTGGCTAGAAGATTTAAACGATGATGATTCATTTACAAAAACAATGGAAAAGTTTTACACAGATGTTCAAGCTACAGGAAATGGATTTTTAGAAATAGGAAGAACTGTAACTGGAGAAATTGGATATCTTGGACATATCCCAGCAACTACAGTTCGTGTCCGTCGTCTTCATGATGGCTTTGTTCAAATTATTGGAAACTCTGTAGTTTACTTTAGAAATTTTGGGGCTAAAAATCCAAACCCAATGACAGCAGATGCTCGTCCAAATGAAATCATTCACTATAAAGAATATTCTCCACTAAATACATATTATGGAATCCCAGACATTATTGCTGCCCTTCCATCTTTAATTGGTGATCAACTTGCATCTCAATACAACATTGACTATTTTGAAAATAAAGCAGTTCCAAGATATGTCGTAACTCTTAAAGGCGCAAAGCTATCTTCTGACGGTGAAGATAAAATGTTTAGATTCCTTCAAACTGGATTAAAGTCTCAGTCACATAGAACTCTATACATCCCTCTTCCTGGAGATACCGATCAAAACAAAGTTGAGTTTAAAATGGAAGCTGTTGAAAATGGTATCCAGGATGGATCATTCAAAGAGTATCGTAAACAAAATCGTGATGATATCTTTATTGCTCACCAAATGCCTATGTCTAAAATTGGTGGATCTGAAAGCTCTGGCGTTGCTGCAGCTATTTCGCAAGATCGAACATTTAAAGAGCAAGTTTGCCGTCCAGCACAAAGCCATATTGCCAAAGTCGTAAATAAAATTATTAAAGAAAAGACAGATATCCTTGAGCTTAAGTTTAATGAATTTACATTAACTGATGAGATTGCTCAGTCACAAATTCTTGAGAGATATGTTAAGACTCAAGTTATGACTCCAAATGAGGCTCGTGTGAAGCTAGACCTTCCACAAAGAGCAGATGGAGATGAGCCTTTTGTAATGTCTGCACGTCAGGCAACTGATGCAGCAGCAAATCTTGCAGGCAATAGACAACGTGATTCTGAAAGAACAAATAATAATTCAGACTCTACAACAACTGTCTCTGGAAGAAATGCACAGGGCGAAGGGAGATCGTCTCAGTAGTTGAGATAATGTTTAAAATGTTTGGTATAATAGATAAGCTATGATTATAAATAAAGCACATTGGGTAACTGATGGCGACAATGTTCGTCTTTCAATGCCTATTGGAAAAGTAGATGTTGAGCGCCGTATGGTGTCAGGTTTTGCCACCCTTGATAATATTGACAAGCAAGGTGATATTGTAACAACCGAATCAAGCATAGAAGCATTTAAGAATTTTCGTGGGAACCTAAGAGAAATGCACCAACCATCAGCAGTTGGAAAGATAGTCTCATTTAAAGAAGATAGGTATTTTGATCCAAATGATAAAAAGTTTTATAGCGGAGTTTATGTATCAGCATACGTTTCAAAGGGTGCTCAAAATGCCTGGGAAAAAGTATTAGATGGAACATACACTGGATTCTCAATTGGTGGAAACATCAAGTCTTGGGATGATGCATATAATGAAGATATGGATAAGACAATCCGAGTAATCAAGGATTATGATCTTTTTGAATTATCTTTAGTTGATTCACCAGCAAATCAATTTGCTAATATTGTTTCTATAGAGAAGAAAGATGGCCTTAATGTGATTGATGGAATGCTTTCAAAAGTTGAAACAGAAAATATTTTTTATGATGCAGAAACAGGAATGGTAATGGTTTCAGATTCTGAAACAGCTATGCATCCAGTAACACAAAAGCAAATGCAAAATATAGGGTTTGTTGAAAAAAATGATAATGAAAAAGTAAACATGATAAAGTTCTTAGTTGATAGTGCCAAAGGCATTAGCACAATTAAGATTACAAAGGAGGTTAGTCCTATGACAGAAGCAACAGGAGCAGTATTAGATACTGTAGTTGAAAATGTTGAGGTCGCTCCAGAGGCACAACTGGCAGAAGTTATTGAAACTCCTGCAGTCGTTGACCAGGCACCAGTAGCAGAAGCTACAGATGCAGAAAAGTCAATTGATGGTAGTGCAGATTCTTCTATTGAGAAATCAGAAGAGGGAGAAAAGGTTGCAGACGTAAATGATGTAACTAAGTCTGATGAAGTAATTGTTGAGGCAGTTGCTGAAATCAAAAATTCTCTTACAAATGCCTTTGGCGATCTTGCAGCAACAGTAAAGTCACTACATGACCAAATTGCTGCATTAAGTAAATCTATTGACACTGTATCTAGTGAGGTTAAAGCCGTATCTGGAGAAGTTAACAATGTTAAGGGTGTCTTTAATGAGTTTGGTAAGCGAGTAGATGCCGTAGAGCACGACACCGCTTTCCGCAAGTCTGGCGATCTAGGCGAGATCGTGCAGTTTGAGCCTACCAAGGTTCAAAAATCCCTATGGGGCGGTCGTTTCCTCAAATCAACCGACCTATTCAACTAAGATATAAAATCACTAGGAGGTGAACAATATGTCGGAACAAAATAATACAGATATCGTAAAAAACTATCCAGGTAGCCCAACCGAAAACCATGCCCACAACGGCGATGGTGCTTTTGCATCAGGTGCAATCGGTTCAGCAACCACAACAGATGCAAACGGTAATCTATCTCCAGCTACTTCGCTTGGTAACATTGCCACAGCGAACTTTGGAACAACATCAGGTGCAAACGCTGTAAATCCAACTGGAACACCAGGTGGTATTCTAGCACCAGAGCAGGCTCGTCGCTTCATCGACTATGTGTGGGATGCAACAGTTCTCGCTAAAGACGGACGTAGAGTTACAATGAGAGCAAACACCATGGAAATCGAAAAGGTTAACGTTGGTGAGCGTGTAATCCGTGCTGCTGCTCAGGCACAACCTGACTTCACAAACGCAGGTGCTACATTCACAAAAGTAGAGCTAACAACCAAGAAGATTCGTCTTGACTGGGAAGTTTCTACAGAATCACTAGAAGACAATATTGAAGGCGGTGCTTTGGAAGATCATCTAGTTCGCTTGATGACCAACGCATTTGCTAATGATATCGAAGACCTTGCCATTAATGGTGTAGGTTCAGGTAACGATGCATTCCTTTCAATTATGCCTGGATTCGTTAAGCAAGTTAATCAAGTTGCAGGAAATGATGCTCACGAAGCAGCAGTTACTGTCGCTAATAACGAGTGGACAACAGCAAATATGCAAAGCATCATCTTGGCAATGCCACGCAAGTATCGTGCACTTAAGAGCAATCTTAAGTTCTATGCTGGCACAGACGCATTCCAAGGTATTGTTAAGAACAATGGAACACTTGCAGACGCAGTAGCAGAAGCATTTGCTACTCGCACAGCAGGAACACCAGCAAACCGTCAAGACTATCTTGATGGATCTGCACAGACATTCGGCAACTCACGCACAACACGTGTGCTTGGCGTAGATGTTCTTGAAGTTCCTTACTACCCTGCAGGATATGTCGACTTGACATTCCCTTCAAACCGTGTATGGGGATTCCAACGTGATATCACAGTAAACCGTGAATATCGTGCTAAGAAAGACACCATCGAATACACAGTATTCGTCCGATTTGGTATTCAATGGGAAGAGTTGGATGCAGTTGCTTACGCAGATGCAGACTCAACAGATTCCTAATCAATAACCAATTAAGACAAGGGGAGGCCAACCTAAAAAGTTGTCCTCCCTTAGTCATATTCTGGTATAATTACAAATGAGTATTGGAGTATTATGACTTTAACAATGGAAGAATTATCAACAAAAACCGTAATGGCATTAAAGGCATATGCCAAGAAAAATAATATTGATTTATTTGGGGTATCAACTAAGTTAGAAATTCTAGAAGTTATAGCAAGTTTTATTCCAACAGAAAAAGCGGTATCAAAAGATACTGAAAAACCTAAAGATCAAGTAGAAAAAGTAGCCCTATACTCAGATAGAAATATATATTGGGATGGCCTAGGTGATTTAAAGGTTGGTTATAACATCGTCTCAAAGGAGGCATCGGAACAGTGGATTACTCGTAAGGCAGTCAGAATTGCACAGCCTGAAGAAGTAGCCTCATACTACGGTAAATAATTATGTCAACAATTCTTCGTATTCCTCCATATCCACTCTCTGTAACCTATTCAGTTCCAGATGAGTTAGCAGACTATATTCTTGTTATTGAAGACGTGGCAGAGCAAACAGAACTTGAAGTATTTATTAGCGCAGAATCTGGAGTGACATCTTCTTCAGAAGGAAAAATTGTATATTCTTTAACTGGAGACTTTGTAAAATATGATAAGTCTTATGCGCTTACTATTTATGAGGATGCTGGATCATCTGGAGCAGAGCTTGTTCGTGGAGATGTTGTAGTTGAGGATAATTTAGAAATTGTTAGACCATATGTAAATCCAGTAACACTTGCTACTTCTGGAACAGCAACAGATATTGCTGCCTACACAGAGTATGAAAATTTAGCAAGAATGATGATTGATTCTATTACTGGTGGGTTTTATTATAATAGAACATACTTAGAAGTTGTTGGGCAAGGAACTGACTATATACCTCTTTGGAAAAAAACACATAAAATTTTAAAGGCATATGAAAATGCAGAGTTGGTATATGACCTTAGCAATACTACAGACGGTCCAGCATTAAAAAATTATAACTATATAATTACCAAAGATAAAACTGCTATTACAAAAGATCCAATAGAATATGTTGATTCTTTAAGTCGTGCAGAAAGAAAATATCCAAGCATACCCGTAGCACCTTCAGATTCAATTAGTTTATTTGATACAGAAGACAGTGGAAACGTTCAAACCATTGTTCCAGCAGCAGCATTCCCAGAAGGTATTGACTGTATATTTTTATTAGAAACTGGGTATAAAGTAGTTCCAGTAGACATTGCTGATGCAACAAAATTATTAATTGAAGATATTAAATGTGGAAAGCTTGATTATTATAAGAGGTATGTAAAGAACTATAGCACAGACCAATTTAAAATTGAGTATGACAAAAGGATGATCGAAGGCACTGGTAATATTATGGTAGATAAAATTCTTAACAAATACGTAGAAACGATTATCCGCCCAGGAGTCTTATAATGGATTCTTGCGAACAAACAGACTTTATGTATCCAATGAAGGCTGATATATATTATCCAATCATTAACCAAACACAGTATGGTCAAGCAACTAAAACTTGGATTTTTGATAGAACAATAATTTGTAATGCCACAAGTGTTGGCGGTGCAGGAACTGAAGACATTAAGCCAGAAACATTTCTTCAATATGAAAATAAGCTTATTGCCAGAACTAAGGCTGATCCAAGAACATCTTCTAACAATTCTGAAAATGCTATAACTAATATTTTAGTAACTAATATTCGCAATGCTTATGACGAAATGATTTATAAAGAAACAGCAGGACCAAGATCTGGCAAAGGAACCATATATGAAATGGCAACAGTAGAGCCATTCACAGGACCATTTGGAAACATTGAATATTTTAAGATGCTCTGGCGTAGAACAGAGAATCAAACAGTGAGTGACTAATGATAGCAAGAACTAATACAAAACAATTTGAAAAACAAATGTCAAACATTGTTGATTATGCTATTGGATTTTTAGATGGAATTGAAAAAGGAAAAAGTTTATTTTTAAAAAATCTTGGACAAGGAGTTATTGAAACTTTAGCAGCCTATATAGATGTTTCTGCAAGAGGTAATCCAAATGCGTTGCACCATGTTTATGAATGGTATAAAACTGGAAGTCCATCAGCTAGATTATTTGATTTAGAATATACAGTTAGCAAGTCAGGATTAAGAATTAATTCAAGCTTTAGGCAGTCTAGAACATTACAAGAAGATGCCAATGTTCCATTTTATAATAAAGCAAGAATCATGGAAGAAGGTGTTTCAGTTACCATATCACCTAAAAAGTCATCAGTCTTAGTATTTAATGAAGGTGGCAAAACTATATTTACAAAAGGGTCTGTAACTGTTAGAAATCCTGGAGGAGAATATGTCCAAGGATCATTTGAAAATATTATGGATGAGTTTATGTTAAAATATTTTAAGCAGTCTTTTATTAAATCAAGCGGTCTTTATGACTACATAAGTAGGCCTACGGTGTTTAAGAAAAATATTAAAGCGGGATCTAAAGCAGGCAAAAACAAGGGTATTGATACTGGATATAAATGGATAATTAATGCAAAGATTGGTGTAGAATAGGCATATGGTCTCTAATGTTAATTTGAATACTGGCTTCCCGCCA